TCACATAATATAGTTTTATCAAAGTTTTCTAACCCATACTTTTTTATAGCCATTTGGATTAATTTACCACTACCATAATAATCATCACTATCATCAACACCCTTAGTAGATTGACCTATATAAACCTTACCATTTAATTTATTTTCTATTTTATAGATATACATATAACTCCCATTGTTTATATATAAATAGTGGTAATTAAATTAAAACATCATCATTTTCGGTTAATTCTGAAACTTTTTTCGTTAAACCATTTGCGAGCTTTACCATAGTATTACCGCCCATTTGGATAGTATTTCCGTTTTCCAATGTTATATCATATATTTCACCAATTAAGTTGGTATAATACTGATTCGCAATCTTTTCAGTAGTTTGAATAACAGTTTTTCCCGTAATTGTAACTGCTTCTGCGTTATCAACATCGTAGAATCTAAACGATGGTAATCCTAACACCCCATATAATGAATTAAGCATAATCTTTTGAACAAGTTGTCGTTGAGAATAAAACTTATACAACTCTTTGTTACCCTCTTTACCATACTTTTTCATCAAATCCTTGTATTCAACCCTCTTATCAAACCATACATTTAGGATTTCAGGTATCACTCCCACCTGGTCATTTGAGTATATAACCCCATTTGAAGCAATGGAATAGTTATTTGACCGTATCAAATCATTAAACTCATCATAGGATAGTGGTGGTAATTGGTTTCCACCATCATCAACCACTACATAAGATTCAATTTTATTTTTTATGTAATCTTCACTCGTAAACCCTTTAACCTTACCAACCTTTGTTTCAGGACTGATATTCAAACTCATAATAATGGATGGGTATAGGGATGTTAAGTCCAAGTCATATAACCATTGGTATAAGCCCGGTACAGGTTCTTTTAAATACGCACCTTCAAACTTACCCTCACTATCACCACCTTCCCTTTTTGGCCTATTAGGAGCAACCCTACCATTTCTACGCAGGAATGTGAGTATCGCACCCTCCAACCATTTAGATGAAAATAGGAAATCTTCATAAGGAACATGCCCCGCGTGACATATTGCCCTAGCCAAATCAATAAATTGGAGTTTTGCATCTAAATCAACAACCAACTTAACATCCTCAACATTATACTGAATAAAGGTTTCTAAATCATCTCGCATCAATTGGTCTAAGTTTCCTGTATATTGAACCTTACCCCTACCTAACTCTAATTTTGAAATGGTATCCAGTCGGTAATTAGGAAATTCCTGATAAGTGTAGGTTTTGTAAAGAGCAAGGTAATCTAAGCAAGAAACACCTGCTATCACATACCTTTCCCTATTTTTTAGATACTCCACCCTTCCTATAGGTGATAGTGAATTGGCGTTTTTATATCCCAATACCTTTTTTAACCTATTGTAAAGATATGGTATATCAAAGAAATCAATGTTCCATCCAGTTACAATTGTCGGGTTTATTTCCTGCCACTTTTGAACAAATGCCCACAATAAATCCCGTTCGTTGTTATATATGTTTACTTCTGCACCACCAATGGTTTTATTCAGTTTAGTATCACCCAAAACATAGACAAAGTAATCTCCGGTCGCAGAGTCATGAGCCGCAATGGAGGTTATGGTATTATCGGCTTTTTCAACATTGGGTAGACCGGTGTTCATCTCCACCTCAATATCAAATGTCAATACAATACTGCCCTTTGAAACATCATCGGATGTTCCATACTCATCAATCAAAAATCGGGTATAATCATTTACATCGGATTCATACAACTCTAAGTTAGAATCTTTCTCCCAATAAGTTAGCTTTTTTAAGCGCTTACCATGTATAGAAAAATAAGACCCATTTCCATCGGGTGTGTAAGCATACTTACCATATTTTCTAACATAATACCCTTTAACATCATCCCAACAGTGTATTGTGTTTGCTTCTTTATCATAGTATAGATTCTGATACATCTAATGTTCCTCTCTTATTTATATAATTTTGTGTGTAATTCACCTATCATTCTATCTTCATTCAAAGATAACTCTTTTGCTCTTTGGATTGCTTTTAACTCACACTCACGCCTAAACGCATCATCATCAAATATCCTATCCAGTAAAGTAAATAGTTCTTTTTTGGTTTTAAAAAACAACCCATCGGACTGAATTTCACGATAACACTCTGATTCTTGAAATATCATAGGTGTCCCGTTCATCATACAATCGGTTGCTGCCACAGACCACCCATAATTTGTTTGCCTCATTTGAATACCCACTTTACATCCCTGCAATCTTTTGTAGTATTCGTGTTTTGGAACTTTACTATTATCTATCCAACTATAGGGTGGTTCTCCATTTAATTGTGGTATCCACACAGTAAAATCTTGTCTTTGCTTTTGGTAATCCTCCATTAATTCAATAAACTTTGGATAACCTTTATATGCAGCAGCCCTATGATTAAATACAATTATATTCTGAATACTATCTATTGGTGTTTCTATAATTTTAGATTTATCAACCCCCAAATTCCAAACCGTAAGTATTTTATCTAATTGTTTGTTAGTACCATCGTTAAACATCTCACTTGCTTCGGTAAGAATACGATTTTTTTGGTCTTGGGTGTTAAGATAGCAAGTTTCCATTTGCAGTATTCCCAGCATTTCATTTGGAAACCATAAGGTTTTTGGTTTACCGGGCCTATTATCAGGCCCATTGCAAGATTTCATCTCAACCCAATGTAAATAACCAATGATTTTAGTATCCATTGATTTACGATACCTACCCACCTGCGACCAATCGGGCAAATGTGAATAAATAATATCATAATCAATATCCCGCAACTTACTTAATAGGGTTTCCGGTGGAAATGAACGCTGATTCATCATATCACCAGGTATATCAATCTGATGTTGTTTTACATAGGGTAAGTTTAGCTTTTTACTTACATTATTAATAGGCATGAGTATATGCCAAAAATAATCACCCCTACTTTGTAATGCCGTTATATGGTTATATATCACATCTACAAACGAGTCCTTATCAATATTGGAAGAGTTGGTAATATTTGGTATCACCAACACCTTCCGCGCATTGCTATAATCTACTGCTTCCCAAAAATTCATTACAAATGTACCTTTTGTCGTTCATGTGGCATTACCACAATTTCGTAAGTGTAACCCTGTGGTACTAACCAACAGTTTAGCCGATGAATCAACTTATCTTTTTCAGCATCCCATTCATTTTCAGCGGCTGTAAATGATGAGTGATAAACTATGTAAACCAAGTGTTTTCTACCCAACTTATCATCTTGAATTTTTTCAAGAGCTCTATCCCAACGAAGAGATGATGATGATTGTGATGTAGTCAAAGAAGTTTCCGTTTCTCGATTCATCTCTTCTTTTTTTAATAAAAGCTTATCAGCTTCTTTATAGTCAATAAGAACGACATTTTTATCAGATTCGTATTCGTGAGCTTTCTTTAACTCTTCTGCAATTCTGAATATCTTGTTACGATCTGCTGAATTCTTTCCTTGTTCCTTTAAGAACTCTATGTTATCATCACAATCAATTGTAATTCGGCTTCGCAGCCAAGACCCAAATAAAATTTTAGCCAAAGTATTAATACTATTTGGTAATTTTACAATCTCTGGGTCTTTATTTAATAAACTAGCAATTCGTTCAACCTCACTATGTGATAAATCTTTATGAACCTCTTCAGGTAATCTGATTGTTTTACCATAGACAGACTCTTCTGCTCTTAAACTTTCGAGTGTGTGGCCTCCGTCAATTCGTAAATCAACCTCATCATACATTTCCTTATTCAATCTATTATTGAGAATGATAATCGGATTTGTGTTTTTATGACTACCACCAGCGTCTCGTATCTTACCCTTTATCTTTTTTAAGTGCTCGGCCTCATACTCATTTTCTCTAACCTGAAAGGTTGGTAGTTTGGTTAATTTAGAAACCAACTCTTCTTCGATAGGGTATTTACCACTCTGAATATCGGATACTATTTTTTTAATGATATCCATTCTCAAAGGTTCTTTGTGGTACATCCCATTCATTTGATTCCAAAACAATGGATTACGAACAGCATCATGCTTGACTATCAAATCAGCCTCAAAGTTTTTCATTACAGAATATGGTCCATATGCCAAAATTTTGTACTCAATACGCTTTTCGTTACCTTGTAGTATTTTAAGACCTTCTTTGTGTTTCATAGAAGTCCAATAAGTTTTCTCATTTTTTTTGTGAAGTCCAATGTACATCATATTTGTACGCAAATCTTTGATTAGATATACATATGCCTCATAAAATTCGGGCTGATTACCTAATACCACCGATTTAATTGATGGGATTCCTTCAAAATCAGATTCTTTCAATCTGAACCTATTCTTCGTACCTGTTTTAAGTAAAACTTCTGCCATTTTTTCAATTTTTATTTACACAATATACAAAATAATTTTCAGATTTCCAAATTATACCATAGAAAATCCGACTGCCGAATTTGTTGTTTATGGTAGTCGTGGAGCCCATCCTCTTGAATGATTACTAAAAGCCCGTCGACCATAGTTAGCAGCAACCATTGGTGATACCTTTCCAATATCATCCCACCCACTTTCCCACTTTTTCAGTTCGGTTTTTTCCTTAAAGGTAATACTATCTTCAGTAAACCCAACAATCATTTTAGTTGGGGCTTTACGGAAAATGTTTTTACGCTCCTCACGATTTATCTCAATAAACAATACTGAGCGGACTTTTACCCTACAAACCTTTAGGTTCATAGTGTAATCCTTACCATTCACTGGGATGGTCACTGCGACAACTTTACCTTCCAAACTTTGTAGTTCCATAATATAGGGGGTTTTATTACAATGTAAAGATAAATAATTTTGTTGAATTATTCAAGCCCCCAATATTAAATTTGTATTAAATTTATCCACATTGGTGTGGAAAAGTGTCTAATTTATTGGACGGTCACATTATTTGATGGAAACAAGTTATTTAACTTATTACAGTTATGAAAATGGTATCTAGTCATATTAGGCCCTTTGCCGGTTTTACCACAATTTGGACAAATAACTTCTATATGACGAGCTTTTACTTTATGCTTCCAAGTTCTACCTTTATTGGGATGTTCGTTACTCTTTAACCACTCTGTTTGAGCTTTGCTTAAATTTTTTTTATGAGTATCTGATAATTTGGTATCTTTATTCGGAGATATTCTTCCCTTAGTATTTTCAGAAATTTGCTTTTTTGTTTCTTCGGAATGCTTTTTACCTTTGAATCCATTTATATTTGATTTATGCCACCCCACTCTAGCATTTTTCATAAGTGTTTTGCTTTCTTCCGAATGTTTTTTACCAACCATTGGTGAATTGTTGGTTTTATTCCACTCTTTCATTTTTTCAGATATAATTTTTTTAGTTTCTTCAGAGTGCGTTTTACCTTTAAATGGTGAATTGTTGGTTTTATTCCACTCTTTCATTTTTTCAGATATAATTTTTTTAGTTTCTTCAGAGTGCGTTTTACCTTTAAATGGGTTTCCAAATTTATAATTTCTTAATTTTGTTTGTTCGCCAATATGGCTCAAAACATTGGGTGAAAAAATGTATCCACCATCACCACCTGTTGTTAAATTATACCCACACTTATTTGAAGCATATTCAGAAATAAATTTAATTTCAGCCGCATTTAATTCAGCATTGTTGTTACACTCATAAATAACTTCCCAAACAAAATTATCATTACCATATTTTTTTAATGCGCTATGAAAATACAATTTTGGATTTTTTGATTTTTTAATATGCTCACATTTTCTAGACTCTAATGTGTTTTTAGTTTTACCAATATACACTTTACCATTAATAACATTTGTTACTTTATATATAATCATACTTACATCCAGTTTAAGGCATTAGACCTAATTTAATATAAATATGTAATTTTTAATTTTTACCAAAAGTGGGTCTCTATACTTTCTTCTGGTGGATATGTTAGATGATGTTCAATGGGATAATCATATGCAGCAACCTCCGTTGGATACGGAAATTCTTCATGCTTCATTCGTTTTAACATATCTCGCCGTTCCCTCTTATTTTGAGCAAGTATTTGTATATATCGGTGTTTTTCAGGCTCACGCCTTCTCCAAAATTCTGCATACCCACTTTTACCAATCTCTCGTTTTAAGTGCTCTAAATTGTTACTGCCCCACTTACTAAATACTGTCCTACTATGTATCCACTTATAAGGGTTTTCTGTCAAAGATATCCCGTAGTTCGGCATCAGCGCAAGGTCGCTAGAAATTCCCTCATATCGCCAGTTGGTTGCTTTATAAATACCACCCAAATGCCCCATACCGTTATCAGCATAAGATATCAATAGTTTGATTTCCTTATCGTTTTCTCTGAACCATTTGAATGTTTGCCCAATAGCATAACTTTCAATGTTTGAACCATACCCATCATGCACAAATAATCGGGTCAACTCTAATGCATTATCTTTAGATAACCCCTCACAAATTGAGGTTGCTGCTTTCGCACCAACGGGAAACCCATAAATTGCGCACCCTATCAACTTTTCAGAATTACCAAATACATCATTTTCATCACCACTATAAAATATCCCAAATGCGTATCGGCACATTGTCCATGCGTGGGTATAGTGATAGGTTACAATCATATCTTTTGCTATTGATTTAGCAATTGGATGCACTCTAACACGACTTACATCACAGTATTCTTTACCTTCAATTTTCATAACTTAAAATTGGATGCTTTAACTCCTTTATTATTTTTTTCTTTTCCGATTTAGAACATAAGAAATACAAATACCTGTGTTTTCGTTCAATTGGTTTATATTGTATTTGTGGATATACCTTTAATACATCATTCAAACCACATACTCCAATTTTATTATTCATAGCACGGGGTGATAACCACTGTTCTTCATCCGAAAATCGGTATTGATACATTGTCCCACTATGAGATACTTCATTGCCTTGATATAACCAATTGGTTGCTCTGTAAACTATTCCCAAATGATTTTCTATTGGGTCTGCATATGATATTAACACTTTGATATTTGGATGAGTTTTTTTGATGTATTTTATACTTTGAGATATTGAGTAAGATTCAATGTTTGAACCATGCCCATCTTCTATCCACAATCTTTTTAGCTCCCAAACCTCATCAAACTCCAAATTAGTCGATATTGACTTTACACCATGCCTCGCAACGGGTGAACCATAAACCAAACACCCAACTAACTTATCTGAAATGACATTAAAAAACTGATGTGGGTTTGTTCCTATTTGATAAATTCCCAAAATTAGAGAAGAACCAGCCCATCTCCCAGCATAGTGTTTATTTACAATAATATCGTAAACAATTTCTTTATTTGTAGGTTTTAGGTAATATTTGGAAATATCACAGTATTCTTTACCTTCAATTTTCATTTGATATAGGTTCTAATTTGTGTATTTCTTCCGCAATAATTTCGCTTACTTTTGGATATGGTTGTAGGGGATGTTTTATACTATTCAGTATTTTCTTCCTATTCTTCTTATCCAATATGTAAAAGTATCTATGTTTCTTTGGTTCTCTCCGAATCCAAAATGGTTTTG